ATTAGATAGTTTCATAATTTTCTCCACAAAAAAATAATATAAGTCATTATACACCACTAACGAATGAATTGCAAGACCTTTTTAACTTCATTGCCTAATTCGTCAAGTGTACCATTGTTGTATATGGTAAAATTGAATTCAGAACCTACCCAATCCCATTCGGAACGGTGTATGTCCAATTCTCTCATTCCCATAATTGCTGATGAGAAACCAGAAGCTGCATCTTCAGCAAGTTTGTACCAATGTGGTTCATCACCACGCTTTACTCGGATGATTCTTCCACCATTGTTTTGGATATATTCTATTTCATTTTTAAAACGAACATCAGTAACTACAACGTCTTTACCTTTTGCACGATTTAATAATGACATAACCCAAATGTCTTTGTGAAACACATCTCTACCTGCTTCTGTTCCCATCAGTTGTAGGGCAAGTCTTGGAGAGAAAGCATGTCCGAATTTTTCACTCCAAAAATTGTCTGGTTCTTCACGCCATTTACGAGAAACTTCGGTATCACCCTCTAGTAACTCTCTTGGCCAACCGAACATCATTGAGCAGGCATCTTTTAATGGTTTAGCAAAACTGTCTTTAATATATCCGTGAGATTCAAATATATCACCAACAGTTCCTTTACCAGAACCAATAAAACCTACCAACCCAATAATCATAGCCGGCCAGTATAGTTTGCAACAGCAGGCATGTTACCAGTAAATGCGTAACTACCAATATGCTGTGTTCGCATCCAAGGACATAGATAGATTTGTCCGCCCATTTTACGCCACATTTGACAGAACATATAATCTTCTGATAGATAGCGGTCAGAACCACCACCAACAATAGAGTCTTTAGTGTCAATTACAGTATCAAAGTATGCATGAATATAACGTGTGCCGTCAAAGTGTGCTTGACCTACATGGTCAGGTTTATATTTGATAGTTGGATATTCAGCTGCCATCTTTTCAAACACATGGCGTTTAATCATCATGTGACCAGTTCCAATTTCCATAACTTCTAAAGGTTCAGTTACTGTAAATTGGTTTGTACCTCTTACGACATTGAAAACATATTCACCAACAACATTTTCAAGTTCTTTAGGATCCAGATTTGGATGTTTGCGAGCAGTTTCAGCAATATTACCCCAGTTCATAGACTTCTTAGGATAGGGGCCACCAATAACATCTTTATCTAATGCTAATAGTGCAATAATATCTTGTGGTGAGAAATGAATATCTGAATCAATAAACAGCATGTGTGTGTAATCTGTACGGAGAAATTCATCAACAAGATAATTACGAGCTCTTGTGATTAATGATTCGTTAAACAGGAAAGAAAACTTAGTTTCAATTCCGTAACCCATCATGGTGGTCTGTAAATCAAGGCAAGACTTTACATATAGACCGCAAGCCATACCGCCATACATCGGTGTAGCAATGAACAATTTGTTCTTTTTTAGTTCTTCAACATTTACTTGAATTTCCATATTATATCCATAAAATAAAAAAAAGGAGAGATACTAATATATATCTCTCCTTATTTTCGGATTAGCCTTTAATTAGGCAAATGCACGCTCACCTTGTGAACGGATAGAGGCAATGCCTTCTGCAACCATACGCTTAGTTGGTTTACCCAAGCGATAGAAGGACACTTTCTCGCCACTTGCATTGATGCGAGTGTTCAAGTAAATTGCATTACCTTCGTTACGCAACTCATTAATAGTTGCGGATGGGTTTGCAACACCAAATACTGACTGCATTTTGTTTGCGGTCAAGGTGTTGTATGCACTATCTTTAGAAAGATAGGCGAGGACTTTTGATTTAACTGACATTAGGAATACTCCATGATAAACACGAATCGCTGAAAGAACAATTATTTAAGAGGCGATTCAATCTCTCAAATGTGATAGTATTATAACATAATACCTGAGAGATAGCAAGCATTTAAGCGGCAATCAATTCTTTTTTAATCATATCTGCCTGTGATTTCTTGCCTTTGGATTTGTTCCAACGAGAACAAACAAGTTGGCCATTCTCAATGGTTGTTTCACCACCTAAAACCCATGGAACAATGTGGTCGGCATTCCATAAATCATGATTATTAATTTCATCTTGGTCAATTTTACGACCAGTAGCGGGGCAAATTCCACCTTGTTTCTGCCATAATTTAAAGCGCTGTTGTGGTATAAACAATCGGTTAGGATCTAATTCAGTAACAATGTCATCAGATAATTTTGCCATATCTTGACGAATTAACAATAGACGAGCTGGTAATGTGTATTCACTTGTTACATCACAACAACTAGCATAGTTACGCAACTCACCATTTTTCTTCTTAACAAGAATTTCATCACTTGCAAGGCGCTCTGCTTCAGTTGACAAGAACCATTTCATAAATTTTGATTTATCTTTAATAGTTCGTTTTTGTTTTGAAAGTTCTACCATAACCATAAAGAAATTCAAAAGTGTTGAAGGATATTTAAATGCCTTTGTAGCATGTTCCTCAACAATTTTTAAAGTCTCCGCTATTCGTTTTTCACCGCCTTGTGTGAAATAATTATTAGATACTGGTGAGTTATCTATGTAAGCTTCGTCTTTGTCTTTTTTTGAAACTCCGTGGTCAGCACCAAAAGTTGAATATACTCCCATTAAAACAATCTGTTCATCAATTTTCAAACGATTATTATCTTTAAATATTGTTTTGAATGATGACATTTTATCAGTAACGGTATTACGAACAGCGTCAGCAAAAGGAACAAGAATAGCATTACGCAATTCTTGAGGATTTAAAGTAACACCATCGTTAATGTTTGTAAAAAGACGAGATAAACCAGAGCGAGTAGCTACAATATACTCACAAATAGTAATCATAATATTTTCTTTAATATAATCTTTAATAATTTTAGGAAATGTTTTGTAATTATCATTACCAGCATGAATATTTACTGAACCTGTTGGTAAATTATAAACTCCGTGTTCAATTGAAACATTGCCTTGAAGAAATTCATCTATTGTTTGTGTTCTATTATTTCCATCAATTGCAATATATTTTTTACCCATTTCTTGCCATCGTTTAAAATACACATAGTCTAATGTACCTTCTAAACATAAAGCTAAACAATCTTCCACATTCGCTACAATAATTTTAGAAGGTGCTTGGCCAAGCATTAGAGAAGTTATAAATTTAATTTTTTGTTTTGGTTCCCAGCAACCTAAACGATTGAACGATAGATCAAGACCAGTTTTTTTACGAAAATTGGCCATAGCATCACTTGTTAAAGCATACTCTTTGTTGATACCAACAGTAATGGTATTTTGTTTCATAATAAATTTCCTATAAAGAGGATTAAAAAAAGATTCCCATATAACGAGAATCAGGGGATGCCCGACTAGGTCGGGCGGATTACTAAATTAAGAATGATCACCGTCACTCATTGTTTCTTCGGGTACAACAACAGGTGGTGCATCAGGATTAATACCTGCATCAATCTTGGTATACAAGTCAATGAAACTTGCCTTTGTATCGTCATCAAAACGGTTCAAGCAAAGGTTAATTGATTTGATTTTATCACCATGAATACCAAAGGTAGTCACAATGTGTACCAGACGGCGAGTGGAAATCACTTCATCACAACCACCATCCAAGAATGTTTTACGAATTGTATCTGCCCACATTACAAGCTTGTCGGCAAAGTCATCATCGCCACGACCAACAGAATCCAATTCTTTCTTAATGATTCTCTTTTCAACATTAGTTGGTGGCCATTGTTGTTCATATGTATTAGGAAAACGCTCAAGGAACGCTTCGTTCAGAACATTGGTGAACATGTAACGACCATCATCTGAACCTTTACCTTTAGTATTTGCAGTAGCAAACACGGTGAAACCTTCAGTAGGTGTAATCAATTCACCTTTCTTTTTCAACATGAAAGGTTTACCTTCAAGTACCCGTTGCAATGAGGAAAGGTTCTGAGCACCATAATCAATTTCATCAATACACAATACAGCACCTTGACGAGCCGCTGTTGTTACAGGACCATCACGCCATTCCATATTGCCGTCAATCAGCACATAGTTACCAAGCAAATCGCCTTCATCAGTTTCAGGTGTCATTGATACGCAAATGAATTTACGGCGAGCCTTTGCACAGGCCTGTTCAATAGACATTGTTTTACCATTACCAGAATGACCAGTAATAAAAACAGGAAAGAAACGATTTGATTTTACGATTGAAACAATATCGTCAAAGTCACCGAATGGGACATAGTTACGATATGGTGTTGGAATTAAGTTTGTAGTATCAAGGTCGGTAACTACATTAACAATTCTATGACTTGAATGCTCAACAGGTTTTTTCATAGGCACAACATTGGCTTGCATTGATATTAATGCGGGATTAGGTACTAGGTATTTACCACGACCAACACGGTTAGATTCATCTTTAGTAAACCATTGAGCACCAGAAATGCCAAGATTTGCACAAATGGATTTGATTTCTGCTTTAGTCACTTCGGCTTTACCAAGTGCTTGCAGAGTGGACATAAACTTTTCACGAATTTCAGTACGAACTGTCATAATAAATCTTTCATAATATAGGGTATATTATAACACAACAGGAGGTTTTGTCAACCACTCTGTTGTATTAATACAACACTCAGGCAGCAATGCCTTGAATGAACTTGGAGACTAACACTCTGTTAATCTGTTTGCCTTTATTGAATTTCATAAAAGCATTCTTGAGCTTAGATGATGTAAGTTTACCATCAATCTCAATTTCACCATCATTGGCCATTAACTCATTTCCACCAGAAATTAAGAAGTATGAATCATAACCAGGATTAAATGATTGTAAGAACTTCTGAGTATCCAATTTACGCTTCAGTTGTTTAATCAACTCAGCATCTACGTAAGCATCAGAGCGCTTAGTGTATAAAGGTTGTCTATTTTCATTGTGGTAGTAATGTCTAATGATACCTTTTGCACGTTGAGAAGGAACAATAAAGAAACCAAAAATCTTAGAATCGGTTGTAGCGGTAAACCATTCAGCAACCGAAACAAACATTTCATTGCTTAAGTTATTAGCCTTAACTAGTTTCTGATGTTTGTATTTTTTATCTTGAAGGATAACATTCTCATATGTTGGATGAAAGTAATTATAACCACCTTCAGCATTTGCCACGCAATTAGTAGCATCGGCATCACCGTCATGGATAATTACCAAGTTTGTAATATCCAAATTGTTGCTACGTTTAAAGTTTTTCATAATTGCTTGTGTTGCAACCAAAGCTTCGGTCAAAGGAGTGTTTGACAATCTTTCTGAAAATGGTCTTTGTATTGGGCGAGCATAACGACCACCTTCATAAGACTTTTTCAACAGAACCATGTTACGCAAGGCCTTGGTAAATTCTGCATTTGTCATTTTAGAATTTAAATACTCACGCAAACAAATATTATTAAACATTAATTCACCAGTTTGGTACATAAAGCATTGACGTAAATCCATAGGATTTGTAAGAGCTTTATCAATTGACCATGTAGAACTGTCATTACCAAATGCATAAACATGGAATGGAATGTTTACTTTGCGGCAGAACATGGAAAGAACCAAGATTTGTTCAATAGAACCTGCCATGTTATCTGACATAGAACCAGAATAGTCAAGCAACAAAATCAAACCATGAGATTTGCCTTTTGGTACTTGCATGATTTTACGGAAGATATTGTCATCAAAGCGATATGAAGCCAGTTTGTTAACATCAACATCACCAGTATCCGATTGTTTTGCCTTACTGAAAGACTTGGCAGCCTTACGCATTTCAAACTCTTTGGCAAGCAACGCAATGTAACGCTCATTTCTATTACGGAATTCTTGTACATAACCATTGATTTTACTATCCGTTATGTGACCTTCGCTGACCTGATTTGCAAAATCTATTGTCATTAACTCTTGTACACGTTTTGCAGGTGTGATAATGTTGGACAAAATGGGTGTAGGCATATTAGCATACACATAAGGCTTGCACTTTTCATCAAGCAATGTCATTTCGTTTCTGCGGTAGTTATCATCAGTTATACAATTTGGATCCAAATCATTCGAATCAAAACTAGATTCTTTTGATTCTTTATTGTGAACAATTTCATTGCCATCTTCCTCTGATTCACTTTCCGTTTCAGAATCATCATCCGAGCCAGATTCACCATCTAATTCTTCATCAGTTGGTTCATCCGATTCATCATCAGAATTTTCACCTTCACCATCATTGCCGTTTTCCATTTCATAATCATAATCATTATCAGAATCAGAATCGGTACCATCTTCATCTAAGGGATTGCCTTCAATGTCATATTCAAAATCATCACCAATCGATAATTCAAATTGTTCATTCTTACAATAACCATAAATCTTTTCAGTTACCCGAAGCACATCATCCCATGTTTCAAGCATTTGAACTTCACCAACCATTTGCATTTCTTCAACGGAGAAATTAATGCTTTCAGAGTATTGGCTTTTGGTATAGATATTTAATCGGTCAATGAATGACATATGATTAATGTTACGATGTTGGATGCCAAAGAAATCACGGTCACTCAATTCAGCATAAGCTTTTCTGAATGATGATTTAAGGCCTGGATATTTACGAATAACTTTTTTCTCAATGCGAGCATCTTCAATCACATTAAGGAAAGATTTGTAATTTTTACCTTTGGTTTTGTCGGTAGCAACATCGTGCCAACCATCCGCAGGAGTATAGAGAGCATGACCAACTTCATGGCCACCTAGCAAATCATACATGAAGCTTGTCATATCTTTCCAGATAGGAAGATAAAGAATCCGTTTAATTGGATCAAACTTAGCAGTATGAATTTTTGAATGTTGAATGGTGAGGTTCTCAGTTGCCATCAACTTGGCAAGCTGAGATTTTTGTTCTACTGTAAATGCTGTCATGCAAAACCTTTTTGAATCTATGTGTCCATTATATCAAAACTGGAGGATTTGTCAAGAGCCTGTTGCATAAAAACAACAGTCTGGAAGTCGCATGGGACTTAGTGATGGAGCGGATAACAGGAGTTAAACCTGTCTGCCCATTGGGATGGGCTGTCTCGGACTCTCCGCATTTGTGTTTATTATAACATTATATATGTACTTTGTCAAGCGTTTATCGACCAACCGCAGGCAAATATTTATTCTTTGCCTCTTCCCATGTTAAGGTAGTTAAGTCATCATAGAACAAGGTCTCATTATTGTTACGACCTTTTTTGACCAACTGCTTGATACGAGGTTTGGCATGTTTAGTTTTCCAAATCTCAGTCAAGGCTTCTACGCTTGTGTCAAATGATTTAATCAATGCATCATCACCAATTCTATTATTAAGGCGGTCAATAGAGTTATCATACAGAGGTGACCAATAAATGCCTCTAGCATGATCTGTACGAATCAACTCTTTAGGTATGTTCAGTTTACTATACACAAATTGAAGTGAACGATTCTTATGGTCACGCTTATGTGGTTGACCAGAAGCTTTCTTTGCAGAATACCATTCAAAGTATTTACGTGTATGTTTTACTTTCAACCAATCACGAATTTGATAACGAGTATTCTTTTCTGGTTCAAATGATACAGAACCTGCCGTAAAGCCCATCTTCTGCCAGTGGTCTAAGTTATCATATTGTGATAGACCATCAGCCTTGGTTCTACCATACAACGATGTTGTTGTTACTGAAACAAGTACATCACCATACAATTTCTTCCATAGTTCTTGTACAGGATCGGCAAGACATAACAATGCAAGTAGTTTACCACCAACGTAATTGAAACCAAGTGGTTGTAATGGAACAATCGTAGAACCAATGGCAGTATGGTTAATCATCCCGCCTTGTGTCTTCAGTTCTCTAGGCCAACCAATGTGATTGTCTCTTGGTGTTAAATCGAGGAAGTCGGATGAAATACAGATAACACCAAGATACTTCTTAGTTACTTTATCACGAACCACAAAATTAAGGTTACGGCCAATATTAGCATTGTTCTTCATTGTAGATGAGAAGGTACGAATACAATTCCACAATTCAGGCAAGTCTTCTTGCTTACTGGTGTACAACATCTCTGGTTGTAAGCTTAGATAGTCTTCATGTGTTTTTGGAATCCAAAAGTTTCTTTTGATTTCTTCAATTGCAAGACGTTGGCCTTCATCTTCTAGTACACGTTTCTCACCTTCCCATAAGTCATTCACAACAACAGATGGATATTTCTCCTGCACCTCACACCACTTTTGATATAGTGTATACTCTTTAACATCCATACCTGATACGAATGTCAGGTCTCTGATAATGTTTTCTCTCAATGCCTCATCGGTTAGGATAGCGGGTGCAACAAACTGTGCAGACCACTTCTGCCATTGTGTTTCAACATCATCTTTAGGATCAAATGCGTAAGCCATTATTTATTTTTTGCTCTCAAGTGTTTCTTAATACGTTTTTCCTGTTTTTGTTTTGCCAATTTCAAGGCAACAGGACCAACATGTTGTGTTAATTTAATACCATTCATATGATCTAACTCATGCAAGAAACATCTTGCCGATAGACCTTCTAGTCTGGTCTGAATCATCTTACCTTCTTCAGTAAAATATTCAACTTCAATCCAACTATTTCTTGGTATTTTAACATACAAACCAGGAAAAGAGAGGCAACCTTCATTGTCTTTTACTAATTCTGCCGAAGCATTGATTACTTTTGGGTTGATACAGACCATATCAAAGTCTTCATACCCAATAACAAATACTCTTTGCACAATGCCACATTGATTGGCTGACAGACCAATACCACCATACATCTTCTTGGTAAGTTTCAATCGTTTGACCAACTTACTCATCAACGGATTAGGTAAGGGCATTTCGTGTTCAGGCATTCTGGTACTCAACATCGGATGACGATCATCATATAACGGCAATGCTTCAATGACGGCTTCACCGCCAAACAGGCCTGCACCTGTATCAATTTTAATTATGTCACTCATAGTACCCACTTTTATGCAAAATTCTCAGCAGTTTCTTCATCAACAAATGTGGTTGAATAGTGTGTTCCAGTATCGTCTTTTACCACAACTCTATAAGTATAATCATTCACATGGAAAACTTCTGATTTCTTTCTATCATCCTCACTACAATATGTGCTTAATAATTTCATTTTAATATCCTTGAAAAGTTCTTTTCTTTTCCAAATCTAATTACATTTAAAAACTTGTCTTGTAATATATCGCCCTTGTGGCTGATAACAAACAAATTAACACCTTCAAGCATATGGAGAATCTTCATTAGTTCTTCTGTGCCTGTGGTGTCTAGTGAAGAATCGAATGTTTCATCCAATATTAACAGATTGGTGTTAGATGAGTTCTTCAGCTTGGCAACTGCACGCCATGTTAACATCAATGCCATGTCGATGCGTTGTTTCTCACCTTCTGAAAAATTATGGTAAGAGAAGTCATCACGGTGCCTTGACTTGATTGTTTCTTTAAATGATTCATCAAGGTTAAAGTTTACAAAGAAATCTAGTGATGATAAATATTTGTTGACCAACTTATTAATGATAGGCAAATACTGTTTGATAATCTTGGTCTTAATACCAGTGTCTCTCAACAATAATGTGGCGGCTTCGTAATATGTTTTTTCTTCTATCAATAATTTTAAGTTTGATTCTAGTTGTGTCAACTGACTTGCGAGTTCTAATAGTTGTGACTCTTGTAGCTGTGTTGAACCTTTTGTCTCTTTCAATGCCAATATTTCCTTTTCTATTTTAACAATATACTTGTTAACTTCTACAATAGAAGTGTTCTTGGTGGCAATTTGAATCTGTAATCTTTGAATTGTCTTTTGCGTATCAGCAATTTTATTCAGTTTAGCCTGTTCATCTAACAACTTAGCTTCAAGGTCTTTTAAACCTACTTCACATTGAGTTGTCTTGGTTTGCAAGGACTGTATCTGTCCTTCTTTAAACTCGGTGGCAATGGATTGCCTACACGTTGGACAATCATCATTGTGTTGAAAGAAACTGATATCTTTCTGAAACTTGGAGAGGTTACTTTCAATCTGCGATTCAAGTTTACCAAGTTTCTTGACCTTACTCTCAGTTTCAGTTTGTAATGCCACATCGGTAGAGTATACCTCAACTTGTCCTGAGGCGTTAGCAATCTCTGCATGTAAGGCTTGTATGGTCTGGTTACTATTAAGTATTTCACTCTCATACTCTTTTACCTTTTCATCGTTGTTTTGTTTCAACTCATCAACATGTTTCTTTTCTAAATCATATTTCTGTTTAGTTAAATCAATATCATACTTCTTGATACCTGTTGCATCTTTATTGGTTGACAACTTATCTTTTACAAGAGAATTCATTGTAGAAAAGATTTGAATGTCCAGTAAATCTTCAATGATGTTTCTTCTATCAGAGGTAGATAACTGCATGAAAGGAACAAACGAAGCCGAACCAAGAATCACAATTTGTGTGAATGACTTGTAGTTCATCTTTAGAATAAACTTCTCCAAGTATTCTTGGTAGTCTCTGATAGCTGCATCTTGGTTTAACAAGTCGCCATTCTGATAGATTTCAAACACATTTGGTTTGATACCACGAATAATCTTGTATGACTTGTTGTTACAATCAAGTTCAATTTCAACCACACAATCTTTACCATTGATAGAGTTAATCAATTGTGGTTTGTTTACATTGCGAAAGGCCTTACCAAAAAGGCCAAAACACAACGCATCAAGCATTGTACTCTTGCCAGAACCATTCTCACCTACAACAAGTGTGTTTGCATTTGAGTCAAGTTTAATTTCAGTAAAATAATTGCCAGTTGAAAGTAAGTTCCTCCAACGGACAGCACGAAAAATAATCATTCAGCTACTTCAGTATTCAATGCCTCAACATAGAGTTCTCGCATTATAGATTTTAGTTTATCTGGTTCGACCTGCAACTGTAAGTTATCAATGTACTTGGAAAGTATGGTCATTGTATCTTCAGCTTGGTCAATAATTTCTTGATCAGTATCAAATTCTGTATCAGTAAAATCTTCTACAATTGAAATATCACATGCACCACATTTGTATAAGTTATCTAACATGTTGTCAAACAGGTAAGGGTTCTGTTTATGTACAACAATTACCTTTACATAAGTGCCTTTAAGTTTACCATAATCATATGATTTCCAATGATTGAAATCTTGTTTATCATCCGAGTCATCATAGGTAACTTTGATAAACATCTGATTTGGATTCTCAATGAATTCCAATTTTCTAGTAGAGGTATCAAAGACATGAAAGCCTTTTGTATCCTTATAGTCAGCCCATGTCATTTCATATGGCGTACCTGTATAGTAGATATGTCCGTCATCCGACTTATGATGAAAATGGCCAGTAATGACCATATCATACTTGTTTAATGTCTTCTTGTCAATACCTACATCGCTAACATTGCCTCTGTCCATTTCAAATCCTGAAATCTCAAAGTGACCAAAGCATAGTTGTGATTTGGAATCTTTAATCTTACCAAAGATTTCATCTTCATTCTCATCACAAAGCCATGGTATAAAATCAATTGGCACACCATCAAAATCTAAAGTGACAAATTCATCAAACACCTTGATGGTACTATACTCATTCAGTAACATGCCAGATGAATTAACTTGAAGCGTATTCTTGTAGGCAACATCGTGATTGCCTAACAAAGTGTACATTTGTATGCCGTGTTCTTGTAACTTACTAAAGAAGTATTTACGAGCAAGATATAATGAATTGAAGTTAATAAACTTTCTGCGGTCAAACAAATCACCGAGTTGTACCACAACCTTAATGTCATTCTCTAACAAGTAGGGAAAAAACACCTCATCATAAAACTTTTGGAAGAACTTATGAAAGTCTAACGAATCACCCCGAGCTCCAAAATGTGTATCACCTAATATAACTAATTTCATATTTCTTCAATAAACTTCTCTAGACCTTTTGCTTTACCTTCTTTTTTCTTCCGTTTACTTTCTTCAAAGTTATGGATGAATTCAGAAATATTATCGTAAAGCTGAAACTGTTTCTGATGGCCATCTGCGTCTTCATACATTTCAAATTCGTCTAATATACCAATCTGTTGAGTTGCCTTGTACTTGACATAGAGTTGTTTCTTCTCTTTCATAATACGGCGTAAGAAAGCATAATACACTATCTGAGTAAAATAAGCAAATGGATTGCTACTCTTTGCCGGGTTAAAGTTTCTGAAGTACATCAGGCAGTTTTCAATACCATCTGCAATCATCTCGTCACGGAAGGAATAGGAGATGAAGTTAGGTTTGCGTGACAAGTGTTCTGCAATTTTTAGGAAACACTCACCAATATAGTTTGGTATCTGTGGGTCATCCTTACCTGCAGCCTTAGCATCATCACACAATTTTTGATAGTTGATAAGTGCGGCAAGGAAGTCTGGGTTGTTAATATAGTGTTTTGTTTTCTTTTCAGTCATAGACGATTCCAATTCATTTGTGTTACTATACTATAAAGGAGCACTAATGTCAAGCTTTATTAAGCTTACATTTGCCTACATTAGTGCTTGACAACTGCGTTCAATAAGCATATCATAGCGGTGTTCCGTTTTCAGATAATTCTTTAGTTACCTTTTCCAGTAACCGTAAGACACGCTTTCGATAATCAAATCCAAGTATTGATGCCTTCGTACCGTCATCGTACGGCGGTTGTCTACCTTGAGAATGATATTGGTCAACAGTCAAATCAATTCGTTGGCCATTCACATCTACTGCCCACCAATGCCAGATATCTTCATCATCTAATGCTCGGTACAGTTTAATGTTCTTTGTACCAAACACTTTCTGTAAGCAACCAGAAGCAGTATGGCAATGACCAAACATTGGGTTAGATGCATTGCGTTCAACCCACTTCTTAGGTAATAAGTCAGGTGTTAGATTCATTATAATAATGCCTGACACCAATTCCAAATTATCTCTATTATAATCCATCAAACATTACCATACTTACGATTGTTAATCATTTTGAAGCCTTTGATTAGCTCTTGAATGCCTGCATCTAAACCATGCTGTGTTTGAAATCCAGTTGCCTCAATTTTGGCATTTGACACAATGTAGTTTCTTTGGTCAGGGTCTTTGCC